TGGATTAGTTGTAGGATCTTGAAGGATTTCTTTGTCCTTCTTGATATGTGCTTCGATGTTTTCCATGGTTTCTTTTTAGAAAGTACTTGTCGTATCAGTTGCTTTTCTTGATACTGTTCTTTGGTATGGATTTTGTACTCCTGGTGTTTGTGTTGGAGTTGCTGATTTACCAGTTTGCGGTTCTTTCCCTGTTCTTCCAAAAGAATCTCTCACTAAGTTTAGTTTAGTGTAAGTTCCTTCAGCGTTAACCAAATGACACAATGCCGATATAATATATAGACCACCAATTTGACGGTCAATATCGTCATTCTTTGTATCCTTCTGTGCAGATGGTGCATCAAAATAAACTGCTTCACCTGCATGTAGAGAAAAATCTCCAGGGATGGTTATCTCAATCTCAGAAGCATACAGTTGATTATAACGCATGATTGCCTGATTGGTAATCAGTTCAGGTTTAAAGTTTTGATCCTTT